GCCAACCCTTAAGTCAGAAAAACTAGGGTCAAAGCGGACTTTCCAGCCCAAGGCTTCCCAGTTATAATCACCCCCGATGTTACTGGCACTCATGCCCCTCTGCGTATCGCTTCCGCTGGCTTGTCTGCCGTTGCCGTTGGGGTTTGGGGTGTTGATACCTCCCCCGATGTCGCAACCACCCAACAGTTGAGAATATAGGGCGACTAGCCCGTAACATTGCCCGTTACCTACGCTAGTGCCTACCCTTGACTTGATTTCATTGAGCGCTTTTAGTGTTTCTGTTGCTTCTGCCATCTTTTACCCTTTCTGTAGTTCGTCTTGAATAGTAGAAAGCCACGCTTCCGCTTGTGCGATTCGTTCGCCCTCTTTGTAAGCTACGCCCTCCCAGTTGTTCATAAAGTCGCTTGCGTTTGCGCTGGCGCTTGCTGTGGAACTAGCTACACGTCTAAACGTGTCCGCTCGGCTCTCTTGGTTCATAAATTGAAATTGTAGGTTAAAGTCCCATAGGCTCTTACCTTGAGCGTGCGCAAAGTTTAAAAGCTCCTCAGCCCTTGGACCTGTCCACTGACCTATCCCAATACCTATCCAGTGTTTGCCGTCACTTCCTCTATATCCAGCTTCATTTAAGCTGATAGAGTATAGACTGGCAAAAGCGCCCCAGCTTCCCATGAGATTCTCTGCTGTTGGTTCTGCTTCCATCTTTTCGTACTCGTAACCTGTAGCATAGTCTGCCTCGTATTTCTTGGCTGTGACGTTGCTTTCTGCTGAAAAGTTTCCGATAATTCCAGCGATACCCTCCGCCGTTGCGTCTGGAACTAGCTTTTTAATGATTCTAGTAACCAATCTAACACGGCTTTCTTCGGTTGATGTGTCGCCCTCTTCGTTGGTGCTACCACTTCCACCGCTTGAGCTACTTCCAGAACTTCTATAATTTCGTGTATTCTTTCGCCCAATCTCTGCAACGCTTCCTGTGATGTTGGATAAGATTTCTATATAGGTCTTGTCTCCGTCTGTTGTCTCCTTGTATTTTACCCCGATGTCACGGCTTAAATACATATTGACAATCTGGTTAACGGTGCTTGACCCGTCCTGATTCAATCCGAAAAGGTGTTTATATAGATTTTCCAAGTAAAAGCTATCATACTTTTTGCCTTGGAAAATAAACGGTCTACTTGCTCCCGATTTCAAATTTACAGGGATAAAAAAGTATTTAAACGTTTTCTGCATTCCTGAATAACTCATGTTTACAGGTCTGTTTGCCTTGGTGGTCATTTTAATCGTAGGTTTTGCCACGACTACAAGCCACTCCGTATCTATCCCAACCTCTCCAGCTCTTGTAGCGTACTTTGTTCCAACTGAAAAACCTTGCTGACTGTCTTTTAAAGCCCACAATTCATTAGGCAAGGTCTGTTGCTCCACTTGCCCAATCACATTGAGCGCCTTTAGTTCGTGCTGGTAGGTGTTCCATACGTCCACTTCATAGATAATGCGTGTAGCGTCTTCATTGATATAGAGAACGTCAAAGACAAAGGCATAGTAGGTTCTTCCATTGTTGATAAACCTCATATATGTCACATTTTCATATTTCTCGACACGACCAGAAACTACGATTGAGCCATTTCTTTGGGTATATTGAAATTTATCATATTCATACACAATTTCTATATGCGGATTCTTCTTTGTGAAAAAGTCCTCCATAGCTTCCCTTGACTCAAAGTTAATCACATTAGCATAGTCATTTTTAAACGGGCTTTTTGCATAAAGCCATATCTTGGTTGATTCTTGCATAGATTCTCCTTTAAAAATAGGAGGGCTGAAACCCTCCCTTATTCTTGCCCTATCTGACCTTGTCCCAGCCATTGACCCGACTTTCTCACGGTGTGCGGTGCTGTGACTGCTTGCCCAACTGCGTTTGCTGGTTGTTCGCTCACGTCTTGCCAACCGCTTTTGCGCTGTTGGAAGAGTCCAGAGGGGCGGTTTAAGGTCTTAAAGATTCCGTCTTTACGGATTGCCCACGGTTTCAACGTTTTAGGCTTTTTCTTATTGGTATTATATAGATACATTCCAACATAGAAAGAATTGTCTGAGTATTGCCCGTCTGGATAAGATACATTGATATTTAAGGCACTGGCTGAGGAACTTTCTTCGGCTGGTATGGTTACGGTAAAGTCTTGGGAAACTTCATCATTTTTAATGACTTCATCGGTCGTATATCCGCTAAACGTCCAAACGGTGCGCCCGTTGATTTTTATATCATACTCTACCCGATACCCAGCATTTGAGCTAACCCGTTTACTCCACCAGAAGAGGGCTTTTACTCTGATTTTCGCTGTGATGGAATTATCATCGTTTTTTGTCTCTTCTAGGATTTCAACGGATTCGCCCCAGAAACGCATAGACGCCCATACAGACGGGTCATTTTGCCCGTACTGTATATAGGTTGTGTTGCCGTTCGTCATGTAACCGTAGTCTGTATCACCTGAGAAATGCCAAGCATTAGCATAGGCTTCCGTCCACGGTGCTACACCCGTACCAAAGTTTTCTACGTTGGCTGTGGTAGAGGTTGAAAATCTTGTTTCTAAAGGCATTAGATACCTCCTGCGAGGTCGTTCTCTGTGCTTCCGTTGTTCGTCCTGATAAAGCTGTTACCGTCTGGCGTACCACCAAACAAGTTAATATTACCTGTTGCGATGTTGCGCCCTTGGTTAAATCCACCAGTAAGCCCACCAGTCCAAGCTCCTGACCCCTCAAGGTTTTCAATGATTTTACGCAAGGCATTTTGCAAGCCTGCGTTAGCATTTTCTAGGGCTTCGATTCGCTCCTTGAGTGCGTTGTTTTCTGCTGTGATACGCTCGTTTAATTTAGCAACTTCCTGCGTGATTCGGTCGTCTAGCTTCTTGATTTCCTTTTCTAGCTTGTCGTTTAAAGCGTCAATCCGTCCATCAAGGCGCTTAACTTCATCATCTACTTTCTTTTCAAGTTCAGCAATTTTCTTATTGACTTTAGCAATTTCTGCGTCAATGTAAGGCTTGATAATCTTATTATAGTAGATGTCCGCTTTTTTGTTAAACCAGTCGTCCGCTTCCTTACTTTCCATGTAACGGCGGATAAGCAAGGGAATAAGTTGCTCTAGTAGTTCGGTCAAAGCGTTCTTATAGTCTTCTAGTTCACTTTCCAACGCCACAAAATCGTCAAGCAACTGCTTAAAGGCACGCTGTAGCCACGCCAAAAGCTCGTAAATTGAATTGGCATTGTCAAAGCTGGTAGGAATTGAGGGGATAAGCCCCCAACGTTCCACCCAGTAAGACGAATAGCGCCCCCGATAAGCTCTGAAAAACTCGTCTTTAAATTCTTCTGGATTCATGTTTTAAAATCCTTTCTTATTTTAGTGAGATTCTTCTGCTAGTGGTTGTGGAACGTTTCCAGCCGTTTCAGGTTCTGGTGCTGTGTTTGCTCTTGGAAACTCAACATGAGGTAACTCTGTTGTAGGAGGTGCGCTAGGTGTTGGGTTGCTTTCTGGTGGTGTGTTCGGTTTATATTCTAAAGGAACATTAGGTTCATAACTTAAAGGGTTTTTATAGCCTTCAAAATGCTCTGACTGTTCACTGTGCTTAACACGAATACGTTTTTCTTGGTAAGCAGTTTCAATAGGTGCGCTTTCATAATTTGTAAACCATTCATACATAATTTTATATTCAAATGTGTCCATCGGGTCATGAGCGTTAAAGGTCAAGACTAGGTGCTTATCTTCTGTAATCTCAGCTTTAATACTAATCACAAAATCATTTACAATCTTGTAAGGTGTATCAGCATTTATAAAATCTTCTCTGGCAAATTTAAATTGTGATACAACATTGTTTTTACCAATAACCGTAACCATTAAATAATGGTTAAAGCCTTCATCATTTTGAAAGCTAATGTTTGTTTCTTGTCTATCAAATTGATGGATAAGTCCACCAGTATGAGCAACTGTAATAGGAACTTTACTTAATGCCTCTATAATAGCATTGGTTACATACTCTTTAATCTTATTATCATTGATTGTTAAAGATTCTCTTTCTTTTGTAACCGTTACCAGTTCGCCATCGTTTAACGGGAATAAAGTAAGGTTTTGATTGATAACAGCTTTTTTAGTTGTTTCCTTTTCTATTGTTGAACTTTCATGAGTTGGAATAAGATAAGGTACATTTGAATCTAACTCATTGATTTTATACTGATCAGCTATCATAGTAAAAATAGTATCGCCGTTCTTATCTTGTGACAAGTCAGCAAGGTCTTCCCTACCACCGATTGTTAAACTTTGAATACCTTGGTGTTTCTGGAATTTAATCAATGAATGAATACCCTGAACCAGTTTAGTTGTCTTTGCCATTTGTTTCTACCTCTTTTTCTTTATTTATAACCTTAATTGAATTTTTATAAAGTTGCTCTAGTGTTACGATGTAACTCAAGATAGCTTTTAAAGTCTGTACCGTAGTACGTTTTTTAAAAATCCGTAGCAATGTATAACCGTCTTTTTTAACATAATCATCTATGTTAGATTTTAAGAATAAATAGATACAGTCGCAAACGGTTGATACACGGGCGCAAGACTGGTCTGTATCGTCTCCGTGTCCCGTGACTTCAATCTGTAGTGTGTCCGTTGTCTCGGACAAGTTAATAATTATCATAATGTTTCATGTCCTCTTTCTGCTGTCATAATGGTGCGAGGTACTCCCTTTCTATCATTGGTTACATTGATTTTAAATGTTGACCAATCTTCAAGGAGTTGCTGACCGTCAACCTCTACACGGCTTTCTTTTAGCCCTGTGATGTTCATTTGATAGTTAGGAGTGATAATAACACCGTTGTCCCAGTGTACCACCTCATTTACAAGGGGTATGCGTGAAAAATAGTTATTATCGTCTATCACTCTGCCAAAGCCTTTCAGCTTGCTTTTGCTGGTCAACCGTTCAAAGCTATAATAAGCGCCCACAATCTTAAAGCGAATGAATAAAAGCGCCTTAATGGATTGTAAAGGCTGGTAGCTCTTTCTGATAGCCCAGAAAGTTTCATTTTCAATGCTTTCATAATGATAGCTGATAGGCTTTAGTTTTATCCACAACTTAGCAAGGTCGCCCAAGCGTCTGCTATTTGACTGGATATAATACAATCCATCATCACTATAAGCAAAGTCTTGAAAGCTGAAAAGCGTGATTTCTTCTAACATACTATCATATTTTAGTATTTTAGCATTTGATAAATCTTTCATCTAACCACCTCCTAAAATACCTGTAAAAATAGCTTATCGCAAATGTTGAAAATCTGAAATTGAATGTCTTTCAGTTCAGCATTATTTTGTAAGCGTTCGGCAAGACTAGAACCGCTCCACCCTGAGACGTTGCTTTTTGTATCTGCGTTATTTTTCTGGTGGTTTTCTACCAAGTTGTCAGCGTACTCTATAACCCCATAGCGCTCAGTAAAGACAATTTCTTTTCGCTCTTGTGGTGTCGTGTTCGCTATCTGTAAGGCTTGTCCGTCCGCTTTCTGGTTGCCTACCGTGTCAATATTCATTGACTGGTTTAAGTCCTTGATAGCCTTGTTCCTGATTTCTGCTAGGTATTTAAACAGATTGAAACACTCGTTGTTTAAAACTTCCTCAAGGGCAATCTGGAAACGGGCGAAAGTCTCCAAACCAATTTCCCTGTTGTAAAAGTGCTTGCAAAACTCTTTCTTGAAATTGTCTGAAACTCCGTTTACTAGCTCCATGTTCTTAAATAACTCGTTATAGGTCTGGTCTATAATCGTGTTATAATGTAGAAAATCGCCGTTTTCATCTAGCGCCAAGCCGTCCAGTCTCCCTGTCACGGAATTTCTATATCTGGACTTTAAAAAGGTTGCAATCGTTGCTGTAGTGTTATTCTGGGTCAATGATTGTCCCCTCCTTTTCTGCAAGGTCTAGCGCCACTTTGTCAAGGTTAAACTGTTGGATAGTCTCCGCTGGTTTTACAGATATATCCAAGTCGTAACATTTATTGATAAGCTCAACGAATTTTCTTCTGGACTTCCAACCTACTTCTATATTAGCAGAGATAACCCCATTATTAGAAATAGCTTCTGAAACTACTAGACGCTCTTTCTTGTCTGATGGGTTATTGTTTATCCCGATAAAAGTTAGCAACTGGTTCATAACTCGTAACTTTTCATCGTGCAACTTATCCAGCAAAAAAGGGGCGTCTGTTCTAAACACTTGAATATAGTCCGATAACTGTTTAAAGCTGTCTTGTCCGTCTTGGTCTTTCTGCTTGTTCAGATATACCACGGGTTCAAAATTGGCAATCTTGTTAAAGATGTTTTTCATTGATAACACATTAGTATTATCCGCAAAGATGAAATACGGTGTGATTTGTGCGTTTCTATTTAGCTGTATTGTCAGTTCAATATCTGCCAACTTTTCGCAAAATAACTCTAAATACCCTATATATGGCTCATAGAAATTATTGTTAGGAATCACAATGCAAGGTCTTTTGATTTTGTCTGGGTTGTCCTCATGTAGTTCTGAAATGACCCTAAAATCATTTTCAGTATAAGCGATTTCCATTTGTTTAAAATAGTTCATACTGCTAGCGTTAACGGGTTGATAAGTCAAGGGCTGGTCGTAGTGGTTTAAGCGTTCCCCTCTCGTTCCACCTTGTGCGATAAAGCCAAACGTATCATCATGGAAGAAAGCCACATGCCCATTTTCTATTAGCTTTTTCTCTATAAATAACTCGTCAATATCATTAGGCAAACCCTCCCAAGTGAAATAGTTGACCACGATATTATAGAAATAATTGAAATAAAAATCATAAAAGGCGATACGGTTACGCTCTACTGTTTCTTTGTTTAGCTCAATCTTGCCAAGATGTCGCTTGTAATTCTTGTAACTCATTTAGTCCCCTTTCACTTAATAAAATAGGCGGGCTATTGCCCGCCCTTGGTCAGCCTTTAGGCTTCCTCAACATACCAGAAATGAATGTTTTCAAAAAGTGAAAGGCTTGTCATGTAGTGGTGATGGTAGAAATAGTTGTAGGTCATATTGCGAGGGTTGCGGATGGCTTCCATGTGTACTAGCTTGTCTTTGTTAATGATAGATTTAGCTGAAATAAGGAAAGCGACTGGCTTACGTCCATTGTTTGCGCCCTCTCCCGTGAATTTTTCAAAATCATCTACCACGATTGTGCGAGCAAGTACGCTGGCTTTATCCATGTTGAAAGCGTTAGCTAGTAACATGTCTAGGTGTGTAGAAAATTCTGCGGAAATGACTAGGTACTGGTCTTCAATCGCTGTCATGTTTGGCACGCCCACAGGGTTGTTAAAGGTAGTGCGTGATGGAATTGTGAAACGTTTTGATAGGTTGATAAGTGACTGGTTAAAGTCTACAACAAAGTCTTGTTTTGTCTCGTCAATCTTCGTTCCTGCCACCGTGATTTTCTTAGCGTTGCCTTTCAAGTCAGTGTAAGAGACTTCTGCAAGTGATTTCTCAAGTACACCCTTAACGGCTTGGTACTCGTCCAGCGTATCAGATGAAAGGAGTGATGTAAACATTTTATCCACGAACTCGTCAAAAGCCATGTCAGAAACAAAGGCTTTCTGAATCCAAGCACGCTCAAACGTGCGCTCATAGTAGTTTTCATTGTTCAAAGTATGATAGAATACTTCGATGTCTGTATCAGCGAATTTGAACGGGCTGACGTCTGATTTTGCGTCATAGGTTTTCTTCTCTGCTGGGTGCACATAGATTTCTTGTAACGTGTCCCCAAACTCAAAGGTCTCTGACTTGAAAATAGCAAGCGGATTTTCATAAGTAAGGGCTTTAATAACTGTAGAGCCAATGCGGTTGACCAAAGCTGTGAAAAACTCGTTGGCGTGCTTTTGAAAATCCTGATACGGCACGGTTGCGTGGTTAATGCGTGCGCCCTCAAGTACAGGGATGTCTGCCTGATAGTCTGCGCTGGCACGGGTGCGGATAGAGTTCAATAGGTCAATGTTTGAGATTTGTTTCCCTGTCTGAACTGATAAAAAAGTGGTAATTTTATTAGCCATGTCTATTCTTCTCCTTCTTCAACTACGTTTTCGTGGTCGATGTTCATTTCTACGCCCTCAACTTCGCTTGCTGGGGCTTGCGCTGGATAGTTTGGCACTTCCTGCGCTGGTGTGTCCGCTGGCATGGTTGCTGGCGGTGTAACTTCTGCGACTGTTTCTGGTTCGTCCTTAAGTGCGTCTAGTGCGTTGTTAGGATACCAGTTAATGCTTTTTGAAAATGGTTTCATCTTCTTTTTCCTTTCTTTTAAATAACAGCGTTGATTGCTGATACTACGCTCATGTCTTCTTGTGCTTGTTTCATGATTTCATCTTGCTGACCTAAACGGCGGTAAAGTTCGTTATTAGCTGAACGTAGGTTACCATTTTTAAGGTTTAGGCGCTCAACGTCTTCATTCAAGACTGAGACAACTGTGTCAATTTCTCCGACAAAAGCCTTAATGTCAATCAAGTCAGCCGTTAGGCTCTCAATTTCTTCATCGTTTCCGACTTTTGCCATTGCGCTATCTAGCACTGCTAGGCATTCCTGTGAGGTCATGTCCCTCTCCTTTCAATTTTTAAGAAAAGTATATCATACTTGACAAAATAAAGCAAGTATGATATAGTAAATCTGTAAGGCTTTTCAAGGCTTGTCTAGTGCTGGCAAGATGGTTACACCTCAAGGGGTGCTTGCTGGTGCGAGTCATTCTAACCAACTGACTTTTCAAGCCATGAAAAACGCTTTATAATTGGCGCTTTCCCTTTCGGGAAGGCGCTTTTTTATTTACCGAACAATCCTGCGAACGGGTTCACTGGTTGCACTTCTTCAAGGGTAAGAGTGTCAGCCATCATAAGGGCATTGAGACGGAAAAAGTCGTTACCGTTGTCGCCGCCCTCTACAAACATAATCGCCACATGTACGGGGATTTCTGTTTTGTAGTTTGGCGTCTTCTTAACTGTGATTTCCCCTGTCTCTGGGTCAACTTCTTCATAAGATACGCCAAAGTTCACTTCTTCAAAATCCGTTTCACTTGTGAAAATTTTCACGTTTTCAGTTGCCTTAACGATAAAATAAGGGCTAGCGTCTGGGTCTTTTTCTGTATCTGGCGTGTAAAGTTGTAGCCCAAAATCAATCAGCTTCTGCGCGTCTTCTTCTGTCGCTGGTACAAGATAGACCGCCTTAGTTGGTTTTTTCTGTTTATACTTTCCGTCTGATTTATTAGATGTTGCTGTGATAGTAGCTTGTGCTACAACTGTGTCAAAATTTTCATGTTTTGCTTGTTTTTTAGCCATTTTGTTTATTCTCCATTTGTTGATTTTAAAAATTTTAATGGTGCGATGATTGTATTGAGATTTTCTAAATCGTTTTTAAGATTTTTAGATTTCTCGTAACAATCGTAAAGGGAATTAGAAGAAAGTGAGTAGATTTTATTTTCTTCTAAATAGCAACAAAGATTGTAAAAAGCATTGATTGAAATTTTATCAAATTCTTTTGAAACAAATTTGTATAATTCCATGATATAGTCAAAATCTTCATAGGCATAATGTGCTTTTAAATAGGACTTTAGAAAGATAGTATTTTTAGGTGCGTTGTTTGATTTCTGGTAGTAGTACCCTTTTTTATTTTTAACCTGTTGTTTATGTAATAAATTTTTAAAAAAGGAGCGGTAAACCGACAAGATGAACCCATCATACAAGATAGTCTGTTTCCCTGATTTTAAAGGTTGTTTCATAAATTAGCGTACCTCCTTTAATCTGCTTACTTGCCCTCTTGCCCTCAAAGGTTGCCCCTATCACAAAGTTTTCAAAAGTGATTTTTTCTTTGATTTCTGGGGTCATTCCTGCGCCCTTAACGTCTAGGTGCGTTGTCCCATCCTCTTGTATCAATTCTTCTATATACAGTTTAGAGCGTAAATATTTTGCCTTGACGGCTCTCCCCTCATGCGCCCACTTCCCGAACTCTGACGGGTCTATATCAAGTACAAGACTGTCAGAATGGAACAAGTGCAAGCTGTCTGTATCGGCATATAAGAAATTATCATAGTTTTCTTGTGCGTTTGAAATAATAAAGTGACGGGCAATAGATGTTACAAATAGCGCAACGGGTGCATAAACGGGTTGTACTTCTTCTTCATCGTCATTTTTAAAGCGTAATATCCCTTTATCGTCCAGATAGGCTAGTTTCTTTACTGATATGATTTTAGCGCCAAACTTCCCGTATAAGCTATTTAGCATAATCTTAGCCTTTTGTTTTTCTGCTGGGCTTTGTGCGTTTTCTTTCTTGTATCGGTAAGTAGTGATATAATCGTCAAACAAGCCTGATTCTGTCTGAAATTCAAGTGTTTCAACATACATGATAGAACTATCATAATGTTTTAGAAATAGGTCAAGGTCAAAATTAGTCAGATATAGGTCTATAACCTCGTTTTTAGATGTGGTCACATAATCGCTAGTTCTGACCCCAATTCTTAAAGCGTCAAGTTTGCGCTTAATCTGGATAGTTGGAAGATACCCCCGTTTTAAATCAAAGTCCGCTTTGATGTGGTAGATATAATAGTGGTCTTCCTTTATCTGCTTGGGTTTGCCCTTGTATCGCTTCGGTGTACCGATTGGAAGAGCGTTTTGTAGCATAGTCGCTGGGTACATGCTGTTAATGTCGTAAATGTCTATCAACTGTTTCAGCGTGCGCCCCTGCGTTTTGGGGTTGGCAAAAGTCCAGCCCCCACGGTAAGCCTTACGGCAAAAGTCGTCCACCTTTTCGTCCAAAATTGGAAAAAAATCCCTAAACTTTCTTTTAGACTTTCTGAAAATCCGTTTAAACTCTGTCAGCGCTTCACTTGCTGATGTGTACTTAGAAAAATTTTCCTCATAATACATAGCAAAGATACCACGGGCAAGAATTGCAACATCTACATGGATGTAGTCAATCCATTC